ATTGGAATGATAGAGGCGGCTTTGACTGGTCCATTTGCAAATGAACTAGCTTGACACCCGCGCCGCCCGCGCCGCGCTGAAGGGAGAGAAGTGATGACTGACTACAGCGAACTTGTCGAACGGATGCGCGCATATCCAGCTAACAAATTGTGCATTCAAATTGCCGACGCGCTCGAAGCGCAGGCGAAGGAGATTGCGGAGCTTAACGAGGAAGTAAATTGTTGGGCAGAGGCATTTGAGTGGCCTCCGCATTCACCAAGACAGTTGCGCGTCCGCATCGCGGAACTTGAGGCGGAGAACAAAAAGCTACAAGATTTGGTGTATCGAGCATATCAGGAGGGTTTTGGCGACGCGCCATCCAAGCGGAGCGAGCATGACAACAGCGGCAACGACATGGCAGAAGCATGGGAAGAAAGTTATGCCCGCGCCGCGCTAAATGGAGCGAAAGATGTATAGTGGATCAGGCGATCTCCCGAAGCACATTTACTGCTACGTTAATTCTGCGATCATCCGTGAAAAAGGTGAGGGCTATGAACCGTGCGTCTGGTTCGCGATCCACAGCCATCCAGGCCGTATGTGGGGATGCCATATCATGTTGGAGTGCGGCGCAGTCTACCGCAACGTCCCCCCACATCACCTCGCCTTTTCTCCCAACCCTGACGCATGGGCCCAGCACGACGCACAAATCTGGAATTGCTACGGCTCTCAATTTTCCACTATCGAATACACTTTTCTAAGCGGAATGAAAGTCCAGACCAAATCTCGCGGAAGCGGAAACTATTTGTTCACCGCGATCCCGCTAAACGATGGGTTCAGCGCTGCGCCCGAACAATCCAAAGAGTTCATGTTTTGCGAAATGGAGTCTCGCCGCCTCGCGATCCTTCCCACCAACATGCTTTTATTCGAGGACAAATCTTTCGGGGAAGTGGAATGGCCGACTGATCTAAAAACCCTTTCCCACATCTGGAGCGTGGAATGACTCGACGAGAATTGTTGATCGCAAAAATGTGCGAAGTCTACGCGGAGGCTGTCGAGTGGAACACGACTGAATACGCAATGGAAAAAGCCTTGACGCTCGCGGAGCGTTTTGCACAAACGGCGGTGATCGAAAACGAAGAGATCACCTACGCACACCGCGCAATGGGGTCTACCCCAGCCGCGTCAATCGAACGTGCGTTGCCGCTCATCCACACTTGGCTCCGTTACGACACAAGCCTTGAACTTCGCAAGAAAATATCCGCAGAAGACTGTGAAAAATTAGCAATCCGCATCGCCCCGTTGCTTTAGGAGTCGAAAGATGGTGCCAAAAACCCGTGCGTTTTTTCTGCAAAAACGACAAAGTGAGGATCGGGAAAATGCCGTCAGGCATTTGCTCTCGCGTGGATTAGGAAGGAGAAAAAGCGCCGTGACTCGGAAATGGGCGCATCCGATTGCGAGACAAAAACTTAATCCCACGGCGTGAAGGTGAAAGCCACCACATAGTGCGTATGAAATGGCCCTAACTTTTTTAACCAGTAAAGCGTTTTTTGATTGCAATGGGCCAAACCTTATGTCACACTAAATCGTCAATCCAAAATCGCGTGAAACGCAAAGGAACCGTTAAATGACAACTCGTGTTTTGAAACTCCCGCATGGCGTCAACGTGTCGGTGGAACAGCCTTACACTGAAGGCCATGTTCTTTCTGCCATCGAGGCTGAGAAGCTCAACCACGTTCTGGCCGACAACATTCGCACCTCGATCATCGCAAAGCTGAAGCGTCTTGCGGAAGCTGGTGAAATCGACGCCGCGAGCGCCTCGGAAGAGTTTCAGCATTACGCCGACAGCTATTCGTTCGTCGTCCGCTCTCCCAAGGCTTCCGCCGATCCTATCGCGAAAGAAGCGAACAAGATCGCGAAAGAGCAGGTTTTCGCGGCTATCCGTCGCAAGGGCGGAAATCCCTCGGATTACTCTGCGGAGCAGATTTCGGAATACGTCGCGAAGGTTATCTCGCACAAGCCGGAAATCATGGAAGAGGCTACGCGCCGCGTCAACTCTTCTCGCCAGCTTGCGGGTGAACTGCTCGATGACCTTCTCGACGAGGCAGCGTAAAGCGGGGTTTCCTCCCTTCCCCGCTTGACCGTGAGCCAGTAATGGTCTTCTCAAACTTCTGGCGAACGGCGGGGTTTTCCCGCCGTTACTTTTGCCAGCAACCAAAGTAGCTCATGAGCAAAGAACTCGAAATTCTTTACGAAGCCCTGCATTCAGAGTTCGGAGTTGAAGTGGAACTTTTGGGCAATTATCAGATGTCTTTGCAACGACTTTACGCTGCAAAACGATCAGACCCGGATTTAGACATCTTGCAAATATCCCGATCCCCGACGAGTCCGACACACATTTGGATCGTGAAAACAGATCGACCGCAGCCGCAAGGCGAGGCTTTGAAAGCGAACCCAAAAGGAGACGGCCCCCTTTTCAATTTGGCCGACATGTTAGGAGACGATTGAAATGGCCGCGCGCCTCGATGATGAAACCACGAAAATCCATTTCCACATTTACACGAAGGATCTGGAAAAAATCGACGCGCTTTTCTGCCGCCCCGGCATTCGCACAGTCGGTAGGTCTAAAGCCCTTCGATTAATCATCCACGCTTACGTGCAACACTTGGAGCGAAAGTCAAATGCAAAACCAGTCCCCTTCGACCCCTCCATCACAGAACTCGTCGCAGACGAATAATGCGGAATTGCTTGCGGAGGCTTCACCCGCGAGCCTTGAAGAATTGATGAACCGCGCGCCTGACATTTCGGACGCAGAAGCTGACCGGATTATCGAGTATCTCCGGGCGCAACGCGAAAAGTTCGCGACGCAAGAGTCCACGCCGAAACCCAAAAAGACTCCTCGCCAAAAAGGACCGATCCTTTCCGCAGACGACCTTCTCAAAGACATCGACATGAACTTTTAAGGAGCCCCTCGTGACAGACGCAGAATTGCAAGACCTGATCGCACACGTTCGACAACAGGTCTACACATGGTGCGGCGGAGAAGCCGTGGAAAAAATCGAAAAACTTATCCGGTATGTAGAAACTTTGCAAAAGAACGCGCAGCGTTCGTAACAGACAGGGACGCCCCATGTCAGAAGTCACCAACAACTCCCTTTCCCTTATCAACCCTCGTTTCCAATTCGCGTGGGACTCCACGTCAATCGGTGCGTTTAAGACCTGCCCGCGCTACTACCAACTTTCGATCCTTGAAGGCTGGCAGCCGCGTGAAATGTCTGTTCATTTAATTTTTGGTTTGCACTTTCACTCCGCGCTCGAGCGTTATGACCATTTGCGGTTTGGTGGGATGGGTTATGACGATGCGCTGCGTGACGTGGTTAGATATGTGTTGACAATTACATGGGATGATAAGAAAAATCGCCCGTGGCTTTCAGACGATCCGAACAAAAACCGCATGACGCTTTTGCGCTCGGTCATTTGGTATTTGGATCAGTTCAAAGACGATCCGATTGAAACTGTGCGCTTGGCGAACGGCAAACCTGCGGTGGAACTTTCGTTCCGTTTCGACAGCGGCTACACATCTCGCCACGGCGAAAGCATTTTGCTCTGCGGGCATCTGGATCGCCTCGCGATGCTCAACGGCAAAGCCTTCGTGCTGGACCGCAAGACAACCAAAAGCACGATCAACCAGTCTTTCTTCGACAAGTTCACCCCCGACAACCAGATGTCGCTTTACGCCATCGCCGGGAAAATTGTTTACAACGTGCAGATCGAGGGGATCATTGTCGATGGCGCGCAGATCGCGCAAACCTTCACGCGGTTTTTACGCGGCGTCGTGCCCCGCACGGAGTCTGGCCTCGAAGAATGGTATTTCGACCTCGGCCAATACATCGCGACGGCAGAACTTTACGCAGCGCAAAACTATTGGCCGATGAACGACAAAGCCTGTGGGATGTATGGCGGTTGTCCGTTCCGTAAAATCTGCGGGCTTCCCCCGTCCGTCCGGCACGAGTGGCTTAAAGCTGACTTCACGCGACGTATCTGGGACCCCTTGCAAGTTCGAGGCGACATTTGACCATCATCGCTCGCGAACCACTCGGAGACTTTCTCGTCCTCACCCAAATCAACAATGTCTGGGTCGTAATCGCAACAACCCCTTCACAGACCCTCGCCGAACAAATCGCTAAACGGAGCCAATAATGCCTTCCCTCAAAGATCACCATTCCGCAGACACCACAAAACTTCTATTCGTTGGCGATAGCGGCGCAGGCAAAACCGGCGCACTCGCTTCCCTCGCAGCCGCTGGTTACAAAGTCCGCATCCTCGACCTCGACAACGGCGTGGACGTGCTGCGCGATCTTTTAACATCCAGCAAATACCCGAAAGACGCCGTGGGCAACGTGGATTACGTCACAATCACGGAGCCTATGAAAAACGTCGGAGGGAAATTGATCCCGGCGAAAGCCAGCGTTTGGCAGCGCACAACAAGCATGTTGGGAGATTGGAAGGACGGCGACACAAACCTCGGTCCCATCACCACATGGGACAGCAAAACAGTCCTTGTCATCGACTCCCTCACCATGCTTTCAGACGCAGCCCTTTCCTACATCCTCGCGATGAACGGTCGCCTCGGTCAGCACCCGCACCAGTCTGATTGGGGCCTCGCTCAAGTCCTCGTCGAGAACCTCTTACGTATGCTTTACGACGAAAGCGTCAAATGCAACGTGATAATCAACTGCCACATCAAACCGATGGGCGATGACAGCGGGCCGGAACGCTACTATCCAAACACCCTCGGAAAAGCCCTTCCCCCGAAAGTCGGTCGTTATTTTAACACCGTGCTTTTAGCGCAAAGTTCTGGCCGTGGGGCGAACCTCAAACGCCAGATCTTCACCACGTCCCAAGGCACGATCGAATGCAAGAACACTGCGCCGTCGAAAGTCCAGCCATCCTACCCGCTTGAAACGGGCTTGGCTGATTATTTCGCGGCAGTAAGGAATTGACGCTCTGCGTCAATGCTCGCACCTCACGGTGCATATCACTTGGAGAAAAAAATGTCAGTCAACTTCAAAGACCTTCTTTCCGTCAACCTCGATGAAGTCAAAGCACCGCTGGCTCTTCCCGAAGGCACTTATCACGGCACAATCGCTTCTTTCGAATACGGAGACAACAACAAAAACAAAACCCCTTACGTCCGTTTTGGCCTCAAGTTCCATTCTGCCAGCGATGACGTTGACCCCAAAGACCTTGCAGAAATCGACCTTTCGACCCGCAAGATGTCTACCGACTTTTATCTCACCCCCGATGCGCGTTTTCGTCTCAAGGATTTTCTGGTCAGCCTTGGTCTTAAGACCGAAGGAATGTCGTTTGACGAACTGATCCCGGAAGCCGTTGGGCAGAGCGTCATCGCGTATGTCACGCAGCGTTTCAACCCGGAGCGCCCGGATGATCCGCCGCGTAACAACATCAAGAGCGTGAAGGGCGAGTAGCCTTTTGAAAAAGGGGGAGGGCGGGAGCCTTTGCCCTCCCCACTCACACCAGGAACTTCCACATGGACATTGCGCTTAAAGAAATCTGGATTGACCGCCCCAACCGGCAACGGAAAGAAATCATCGTCGAAGACCTGCTCGAAAGCATTCCGCGCCGTGGAGTGCTGGTGCCGATCATTGTTGTCGCGGAGATTGGACCGGCGGGTCAGCCTTACAAACTTCTCGCGGGTGAACGCCGGTTCACGGCCAGCACCAAACTTGGCCTCGCATCCATCCCTGCTCGCCTTTTGACCGATCTTCCGCCGCTTGACCAGCAAGTTGTGGAGTTCGAAGAAAACCTCCGGCGGAAAGATTTGGGATGGCAGGATCAGTGTTTGGCTATGGCTGGCCTTCACGAAGTGCTTCGGCAGCAGCACGGTGAGGAATGGAATTACACGAAAACCGCAGAAAATCTAGGTTATTCCCCCGCATGGGTCCAGCGGTGTTGCCGGGTTGCGAAAGAACTGCACCGGGAAAACGTGCGTGGAATGGAGTCTGCGACAAGGGCGTATAATTTTCTGGCGAGAGAGGATGAGAGAGTCGCGGCGGATGCCGTAAGCAATCTATTGTCAACGGCGGCAGAAGCGGCCACTGGTGCGCTTGATCGGTCGTCCGGTAGCGACCCCCTTGCCGATCTTTTTGATGCATCCACACCCCCGGAAAACCCCGGCAATGTGCTATCCCCGAACGCGCCCGCAAAAAGCGCCCGTCATGCGCCCCTTGTCACGCCCGCCGAACAATCAATCCTCCAGCAATCATTCCTCGATTGGGCACCAGCCTACCGTGGCGAACCTTTCAACCTGATCCACTGCGACTTCCCTTACGGCGTAAACGTCTTCGGCGGCCCGTGGTCCGGCAAACTTACCACTCCCGGCTATGACGACAGCGCCGACATCTACGAGCGTTTGATTATTTGCCTATGCGAAAACCTCGATCATGTCATGGCGCATTCCGGGCATCTGGTGTTTTGGCTTTCCGGTGACATCAAAATCCAGGCCAAAACCCTTCAGATGTTCGCGGAACTCGCCCCAACCCTCGCATTCAATTCTTTCCCGTTGATCTGGCTCAAAAGCGACAATGTTGGAATTGTGCCGGACCCGAAACGTGAGCCTCGGCGTGTGTATGAAACCGCGCTGATCGCTTCACGAGAAGACAGGTTGCTCGTCAAGCCTGTCGCAAACGCTATCGCAGCGCCAACCAACAAGGAGCATCATCCCCACACAAAACCAGAACCAGTGCTTAAACACTTCTTGCAGATGTTCGTGGACTCGAACACAAGAATGCTCGACCCGACATGCGGTGGTGGGTCATCGCTGCGGGCGGCAGAAGCCCTCGGTGCCGAACATGTAATCGGCCTCGAGATCAATGATGAATATGTGGCGAACGCACGACGAGCCCTCAACCATTCGCGTGTTCTCCGCAAAGCATCATCCATCCAAAAGGAGCAACCACATGACAACGCAAAATCTGGCTGAACGTATCAACCTTGACGAAATCTATAACACAATCGCAGACGTTGCGCCAATCAAGGAGCCCCGCATGAACAAAGTTCCGCATACTGTCGCCAACAACGATACTGCCGGAAGCAATCCGCAGCTCACCATCATCGCAGACGCCATCAAGCGTGCGGAAAAACTTTTCGCTTCAAAGAACGCGGAGTATGGGGATAAGGCTGACATCCTGTCGAACTTCCGGCGGCTCGCTGGTCAGCAGGGCGTTCCGATGTCAACCGCGTGGTTTTTTCTTGCAGGAAAGCACATCGACACGATCACGCAGTATGTGAAGGACGTTCGGGAAAACAAAACCCGTGCGCGCAGCGAACCGATCCGTGATCGCATCGACGATATGGTTGTTTACAGCCTGCTGCTGTTGGCCATCGTCGCTGAGGAAAACCGCTAACATGCACAACGCAGCGCCAGCATTCGCCCACACCAGCGGCCCTCGCGACGCAAAAATCGCGATTGTAGGCGAAGCCTGGGGTGAACAAGAGGCGATTGTGGGTAAGCCGTTTCAAGGTTACAGCGGGCAAGAATTAACCCGCATGTTGCAGGAAGCTGGCCTCTCCCGCCGCGATTGCTTTTTGACAAATGTGCTGGCGCTGCGCCCCCCGAACAACGACCTTGCCGCTTTATGCGTCAAGAAAGCAGACTGCGGGGAAGGCTATGCCTTCCCCCATCTAGGCAAAGTCGGTCAATACCTCGACCCGCAATACCTTTCCGAACTGGAGCGCCTCAAACATGAGTTGGAAAAAGTTCGTCCTAACCTCATTCTTGCTCTGGGCGCTACAGCTTGTTGGGCTTTGCTTGGCACTAACGGTATTGGAAATCTTCGCGGAACAGTGGCAACAAGCTCTCTTGTCGGCGGCAAAGTCCTCCCGACCTATCATCCGTCCGCAGTCCTGCGTAATTGGGCCTGGCGGCCAATCGCAATCGCGGATTTGATTAAGGCCAAACGTGAAAGCGAATTTCCAGAAATCAAACGTCCCCAACGGTTCATTTTGGTAAACCCCACGATTGCTGAATGCAACGAATGGATCGCGCGACATGTCCGCGCCGAATGCGCCTGCGACATCGAAACAAAATACGGGATGATCGAGATGATTGGGTTTTCTGCAAACCCGGAACACGCGATGGTCGTGCCGTTTTGGGATCGTGAAAAAGGTGGCAACTATTGGCCATCGCCCCGCGTCGAGCGTGACGCACGAAATGTTGTGCGTTCTCTTTTAGAAAACCCCAACATCGTGAAAATCTTCCAGAACGGTCTTTACGACTTGCAATACTTAATGAAGGAAGGCTATCGTCCGCGTTCTTGTCTCGAAGACACAATGCTTTATCACCACGCCCTTTATCCAGAAATGCAAAAGGGTCTGGGCTTTTTAGGCAGCGTTTATACCTCCGAACCTGCATGGAAAACCATGCGTGGAAAGAAGATCACGGAGATGAAAAAGGATGATTGAATGCAATCCAGAAAACATTCACTTCTTGAGGCGCTGTTAAACACCGCATCCGGTTTCATAACTTCCCTTCTAACCCAATGGCTGGTGTTCCCATGGTTCAACCTACACCCTTCGTTCCACGAAAACCTGGCCCTCACCGCAATATTTACTGTTGTGAGTATTGTAAGAAGTTACGCTTGGCGGCGAGCGTTCAACACACTCCAATCAAAAGGAATGTTGAAATGATTATCGTGCTGCTAGGCTTTTTGTATTTCGCCCCGTTTGCTTATTTCGTGCTGACGGGAAGTGAGACTTGGTTTGTGATTTGGGCGGCTATGATGTTTTTGGCGCTGCTGGTTGGAGGCTTGGCTGTCTAATGCCGATCATCGACACAAGCACGCTGCAAGAAGGTGTGGTGCTGCGCGAAAACGAGCAAATATATAACGGGCTTGATTGCTGCATCACGCATGAAGTGTTGAATGCGTTGCGAGCGCTCGGTCCTGCCCCACGCATCTACAATTTTTCCCGTGCCTTACAGGCCCCAGTCATGTCCATGATGCAGATGGGCTTCCGCATTGACTCTTACGAACGCCAAAAAGGGATCGAAACTCTTACACTCGAAATCACCCGTCTCACAGGACTTCTAAATCGTTTCGCGTATGCTGTTTGGGACAAACCGCTAAAAGCTAACTCCCCAAAAATGCTTCAAGAATTTTTCTTCGGCACGATGGGTATTCCAGAAATATGGACTTCCAAGAAAGGCGAGCGCAAGCTCTCAATGGATCGCGAGGCGCTTGAAAAACTCGACAACTATTTCCACGCCCGCCCTATCGTCGCGACGATCCTTGCTCTTCGAGACGCTGTAAAACAACTTTCCGTTCTAAACACTGAAGTTGATTCAGACGGACGCATGAGGACTTCTTACAATGTTGCGGGAACTGAAACGGGCCGCTTTAGCAGTTCAACAAACGCTTTCGGCACTGGCACGAATTTGCAAAACATCACTTCTAGCCTTCGTAAAATGTTCGTTGCTGATCCTGGATGGAAATTATGCGGAATTGACCTTGAACAGGCGGAGTCAAGAGAAGTTGGATGGCTCTCTGGAACGATATGTAATGATTGGTCTTA